TCGTCGTCGTGATGGCTGTCCTCGGTGGTCATGGTGGTGTATACGAGATACTTGTCAGGAGCCGTCTTGTGCGCCGCGGTGGGCTTCCACGCGGTCGCGTAGGCGGGAATGCCCGTGGGCTTCAGCGCGTCCTGCACAGCCTTCATCACATCACCCCTTCCACGCGCTCGGTGGTGAGCTGCATATAGCGGCGCCTGAAATCGTACTCCCCGATCTCGGTGATGGTATGCCGCTGGCCCTCGTACTCCACCCACATGCCGGCGCGCACATCGCTGCGCCAGCGGATGATGAAGCGGATTCCGCGCTGGGCGTTCTCGGCGTCTGCCGATTCAAACCATCTGCCGGAGGCGTCCTCCATGCCTGCCCATACGCGGCAGAGCACAGAATCGGCTTCCTCGGGATAGCCGTTTTCATTCACGTCGTTGACGGTGCTGCCGATGGTGACCATGTGTCTCAGGTCACCGGGATGGGGCATCTTCACGGGGATCACCTCCTGCGCAGGGAACTATAATCAGAACATCCTGTCGGGATCGCGGTAGGGATACAGCAGCGTCATGAAGGCGCGGCGCATCGTGCGGAAGCCTGCGCCGTCCTCCGCCTCGCGGTGCTCGTAGAAGTAGCCCACCATGAGGAGCACCGCCAGCTTGACCGGGCCGGGGACGTCGGCTTCGCGGCCTTCATCATCCACATAGGGTTCAAAGGACACGCGGCAGAAATCCTGGGCGGCAGCCTGGGCCTGCTGAATCAGGCCTTCAATGAGCTGATTCTCCTCATCGTGCTGAATGCGCAGATGCGCCTTCGCTTCGTCCAGAGATACGATCACGGGCAGTCCTCCTCCCGGTCATAGCCGCTCCCGCCCAGTGTGTCAGGCCGGGCGGGAGCAAAGCGGTTCATCAGGTGCCGGAACCGGAGCTGGCGGTGCCGGTGCCCAGGGCCAGAACCTGCATGGCCTCGGGCAGGATCAGCTTGCCATCCACGCGCTGCGTGCCGATGAAGCCCACCTGGTCATTCACGGCATACAGCTCGTTCAGGCGCTTCAGCGTGCGGTTGGTGCGGTCCGCGATCCAGTAGTAGCTGAAGTCGCCGAACAGCAGCACCTTCTTGCCGGCGTCCGTAGTCGCCTTGCCCGTGAAGGTGGGCATATAGGTGCTGGTGTAGATGGCGTGGCCCAGGATGGTGTCGGGCTTGCCGATGTCCAGGCCGGGCTTCCACAGGTAGTTGTCGTTCTTGTCCTTCAGCAGCATCAGCTGAAGCAGCGTGGCCTCGTTGCACAGGAAGTTGGCCTTGGCGCGGTAGGGCGCCTTCAGCGCGTAGTACAGCTTGAACACGTCGTCGAAGCTGATGGACACCGCGTTGGCGGTCTTCACGCTGGGCGTGGTCAGCGTGGTCAGGATGCCGGTGGGCTCGCTGGGCGTGGTGGTCGGATCGGCGCTGACGCCCTTGCCGTTGATGAACGCGTTCTCCTCAGCGTTGCCGAAGCGCACGCCGAAGCGCTCGGCGATATGCGCGCCGATGTCGAAGGCGGAGTCGTTCAGCAGCTCGTTGGACACGCGGATCAGGCTGGCCAGCTTGTAGGCGGACAGCGTCTGTACGCTGAAGGTCATGTCGCTCTCCGCGATGGCGTTGCCTTCCTCCACCCAGAACGCCTGGCCGGTCTCGCCGGCGACGGGGATGGTGCGGGTGCCGCTGTTGGTGCGGATGGTCTTCGCCAGGGTGCGGAAGATGTTGTTCTCCTCCAGCGCCTTGATCAGCTGGCGGTGGAACTCGTCCGGCACGGTATAGCCGCCGTTGGCGTCGGTGCCCACGCTCAGGGCGTCGCGGACCGCGAAGCTGGTGTCGCCGCGCATGTTGTTCCAGAACGCCTTGCTGTATTCCTCAGTGGCGGTGGGACTGGCGGGCTTCTTCGCGGGATTGCCCATGGCCGGGCTGGCGGTCACAGGCGCGGAAGTGGCCTGGGCGAGACGGGCATCCATCTCGGCCTGGTTCTCCAGGCGCTCGATCTCCTTGCCCAGCGCCGCAACGTCGTTCGCCATGCGATCATACTGATCAACAAATTCAGCAGCCACCAGGCCGTTCTCATCGCGGTGCTCTTCCAGAAAGTTCTTCGTCTGCTCCCACAGGGTATTGCGCTTGTTGCGCAGCTCGAGAATCTTGCTCATGCAGTTTCCTCCATAAAGTGGTTGTTGTGTGGCAAAGGAAATGCCTGTGGACTGTCCGCAGGTATAAATGCAGCCGGGACAGCGGTTTACCGCATGCGTTCCAACTGTTTTTTCAGGATATCAAAGGGCACGCTGCCGTCCTGGGTGCGGCCGTCAATGCCTACGGCATAGTAACCAGCAGGCAGCATTGCCTCGGGTTCCAGAGCTTCAGTTACAGATACGGCAGTCACGGGCGCTTCCTCCTCAGCGGAATCTTCCTCCACAGGGGTTGCTTCCCCTTCGGGCTGTGCTTCGCCGGGGTAGGCTTCCGTATCGACGGACTCCCCATTTTCGCCGTCAGTGTCTGCACCCTGTACGGCCTCCTCATTGTCAGCGGCATCCAACGCGCCGATGCTGTTGAGAATTGCCTCGCCCATGTGACGGGTGGAATACAGCAGCCCCTCCAGCGTCTCAGCCATTCCCGGAGCCTCCAGATGAATCCCGCCATTCCCATCATCCTTCTCTTCATCGGATTCATGATCGCCGCTGTCCCCATCAGGTTCATCCGGCTTCTCCGCGGCCTTGGGCTCTCCGAACATGATCTCATCGGCAAAGCCCAACTCCACGGCCTTCCTGGCGTTGAACCATGTCTCGTCGGACATCAGCTTTGCGATCTTGTTCCGGGAGAGGCCGGTCTTGGCCTGATAGGCGTTGATGATGCTCTCCTTGACCTCGTTCAGCGTGGAGATGACCTTTTCCATCGCGTGGGCGTTGCCCATGGCGATGGTCGCCGGGTCGTGGCACATCATCATGGCCACCGGGGACATCAGCACGCGGTCGCCGGCCATGGCCACCACGGATGCCGCCGATGCCGCGATGGAGTCGATCTTCACCGTGACGAAGCCGGGATAATCGCGGATCATCGTGTAGATCTCCGCAGCGGCGAACACATTGCCGCCGGGCGAGCGGATGAAGATCGTCACGTCTCCGTCCTCCGCGTACAGGTCGTCCCTGAACGCCTTCGGCGTCACGCCGTCCGACCAGAGGGACTCCTCGTCAATGGGCCCGTCCAGCCGCAGCACTCTGCCGCCTCCGTCGTCTCTGATCCAGGACCAGAATTTCCTCATGATTTATCCTCCTGCTTTTTTCTCGTCTGCCTTGCTGCCCTGCGTTCCGCATGCCTGCGCGCATGACCGGGCGTCTCGCGGGAAGTCTGTTCTTCCTGCTGTTCCTCCCCGTCATCCTCCTCAGATGGCGTTTCGACAGGCTGCTTTTCCTGCTCAGCAACGCTGTTTCCACCATAGTTTTTCCCCACGTCGGCGAGCTTCGTATAGCTTCCGTTGATGATGTGGAAGTCGCCGCCTTCATCTTCATCAAGCGGGTCCAGGTTCTCCAGCCTGCGCACATCGTTGACGCTCATGATGCCGTTGTTGATGGCGATGGCATAGCCCTCCATGCGGCTCTTGTAGTCGCCTCTCATGAGCCCGTCCACGTTGAACTTGGGGAACAACTCGTTCTGTTCTTCCTCCACCAGCAGATCCTTGATCATGGCCTGCTCGATGCGTACCAGCCAGGGCATGAGCGTGTGCATCACGAACTCGATGCCCATGTGCTCGATGTTGTTGAACGTTGCCCGCTGCAGATCCTGCACCATATGGGGCGGGACGCGGAAGATGCGGCAGATCTCCTCTACGCCGAACTGGCGCGTGGAGAGGAACTGGCTGTCCTCGGGCGGCAGGCTGATGGGCTTATAGGACATGCCCTCTTCCAGCAGCGCCACCTGATGGGCGTTGTTCGCGCCGCCGTATACCGCGGACCAGTTGCGCCGGATCTTCTCGGGATCCTTCAGAACTCCGGGGTGCTCCAGCACGCCGCTGGGCTGTGCGCCATTCTTGAAGAAGGCGCTGCCGTACTTTTCCACGGCGAGGTTGGTGCCCAGGGCGTTCTTCATCATGGCGATGGGTGAAAAGCCCACCAGGCCGTTGAAGCCCAGGCCGGGGATGTGCAGGATTTCATCCCGCCGGAAGTAGATGTCTTTGTTCATCTCTCCGGGCGCTTCATCCGTATAGGCGTGATAGACATAGTACAGCTCGCCATGTTCGTCACGGTCCACTTCCACGTTTTCCGGAAGCAGCGGATACAGGCCAAGGATTCCGTTCTTGCCGTCACGGATGACCTGATTGAACGAATTCCCCCACAAAAGCAGGTGTGTCATCATGGTCTCCCGCCATGTGAAGCTGCTCA